TTGCCACTACCCTTCCCAAGTTGTAGAATAATTTCGTTTTTAGTAAATTTGTCATAATATTTTTTACCTTCCACTGTTCCCATTATTTTTTCTAAATCTTCTTGCTTGTATATTTGGCTCATTGCTTCAACAATTTCATATTGTATTTTTGATAATGGTGGCTGACCCAAATAGTTTGGAGACTCAATAAATGTTTTAGCATCTACTGGAACTTCTAAAAAATTATTGTCTTCAAGTACTTCTAAAAACTCATTGAACATCGTGGACAATTGTTATTACCTCATTGTCTTTAGCAATAGATGATAATCTTTTCATAATCTCATCTCTTACCTGTGGATATTCAGAAGCAATATCACGCAAGATGCCAATTAATACTTCTTGTTTTTGTTCAACTTCTAAAATTTCTTCTGCTAATTCTTTATTCTCTAGCAATCCCGCTTTTTGTAACATATCAATTCTTTTAGATTCAATATCTAATACTAATTTAATTGCATTAGTCTTTGCTCCAAGATTATTATTTAATCCAGCCTCATCAATAACTTCATAGGCTTTAGAAATTAACTTTCCATAGTGTTGATCTGCTGCTGCTAGGGCTTCTTTTGCTCTTCCTCGAATTGCATCGTTAGCAGAAGCCATAACTTTCCACTCATTTATAAGCGCAACAACTCTAACTCTAGGCATACTTAAATCTTTTGATATTTTAGTTGGGTCACTGCCCTTTAAATATTCTTCTACTACTTTATTTATTTGATCTAGGTGTTCAATAAGTTCAACTTCAGTTGACATGATTTATTCCTTCAATTCTATAGATTTCATCTTGAATATAAAAAATTGCTTTTTTTAAATCTTCAACATGTTTCTCTTCGTTTTTTAATCCTGCTCTCCAAAGATACTTGATAGCATTACCTATATTAAAATTTCTATGCCTAGTTATCTCTAAGCACTCAACGCCAGATGGGTCTGTTGTATAGTGTGCTGGATGGCTAACTTGATCAACCGTAATGTTTAAATTATCACTCATCGCTTAGACTTCCTTAATCCAAATTTTGCAAGGTAAACATAAACAGTCTCTACTGTACATCCGCACTCCTTTGCAATCTCCTCTGGAGTCTTTTTATCCATAACATATCTTTTACGCATAAAGACTTCTGATGTATACAGTTTAGCAGCCATGTTGTTATTTGTCAACCTCTCGCTCAATGATGTCATAATCGTATGCATTTGAGTCTTCAAGCATCCACTTGTCATAACTCTCAACATCCCATTTATTTGTATTAATAAGTCTTTGTATTACCAAATCTTTTTTTGTTACAAAAGAAGGTTCTTTTAATCTTACACGATTGTTTGGCTGGATAGCAAAATTTCCATCATCTCTTTGAATTACATGCCCACACTTATGCTGTCCTGGATTTTCAGAATATCCATCGTCTAAAATGTTTGTTTCTGGATTATGCCAATCAAGTGTAAACAGATACTTTCCAGGCACAGTTGTTTTATTTCTGTCTGTATAAGACATTCTCATATTGCTTAAATTTTCAAACTTTGTAACTGAAACATATGGACTAAAAGAATTCCATAAAACAAGATTGTGAATTGGTTCTTCTGGAACATCTGGTTTTGTACAAAAAGCATTAATAGGCATTCTCCACCAAATTCCACCATCTTCCATTATAAAATGAAATAATGGGCTTCTGCTTTTAATACTTGAAACACCAAAGATCACACATGGAAAATATTTGTCATGACTATCTTCTTGATCTCTTAAAAAGTTTCCACGAACGTAACACTCTATTGGTGGTATATTTGCATTTAACTCTGGCATTACTTGTCAACTCCTATTGCTTTGTCCCAGTTTTTTATAGCCCAATGACCAATTCCACAAGCATCTGCTATATCATTGTCTGTGATAGATCTATCATACTGCATATTAACAAATCTTATTGTTCTTTCTTTGCGTAAATTTCTTTCATAGGTTTTATACCAAGACTCTGATTTCCCAGGATTTGCTGATCGTATCGTAAACTTTTCATCCTTATCAATCTTTTTATTACCAATAAAGTTTTGCCAAGTTATTGGAGAAACTGTCCCTATAATCTTTGTTCCAGTTAATCCTGCTGCTCCTAATAGGGCACCTTGAACAAGCGCTAGATCTGCAGCAACTTTTGGAGAATTCATAAATACTGTATGTTCAATTACTATAGCCTCAAAACCTCCATAGTAATCTAAAAATGATTTAGTTTTATTGCATGCATCCATAACTTTTTCATAGTTTGTATTTCCTTCAAAATTAATCTTACCAACTGTCCCAAGAACATCATTATTAAATAAAGCAAATGCAAGACTAGTTGTACTAGCATCAATAGCACATATACTTTTTGGTTTAATATTAAATCCCCATTTATTCTTGTTCATATTGCATATAACCTTTAATTTGTTTAAGCATTTTGTGTAATTCTTTTGGATCTACCGTGCAATTTGGACAGTAATTTACATCATTGTACATTGAAAGTGTAGTTCCACAACCTCTGGCACATTTTCTATCTTTGCCAATTCTTTTTTTTCTTTTATTCAATGCTTGCTTATTAGCAATCTTTATTTTTGTTGCTTCACTTCTGCAAGTTGGACTACAGTAAATTTGATAACTTACTGTAGCCACAAACTCATTATCACACCAACTACACGGCTTCACTTAAACCCTCTAGTGGAGCAATTTTAATTACTCCTGCTCCTGCATCAGCGCAGGCTCTTTGAACTGGACAACTCTTACAAATTTTTGAATTTGAACGATAGTTTTTATTAGGAAGAGTTCTATCTTCCCAAGCCTTACGTACTGTTCTTAACCAGTTAAAGGTGTTCTCTATCCATTGTCTATAGTAATCATTTACACTTACTGGAATTGCAAGAAGTTCATGGCTATTTTTATTTTCATATAGTAGCACTCCATCCTTTTTCTTAAGAATTTTCATGTACAAAAGTATTTGAATAAGATGGCCTTTTTTAGCCTTATTCATTCTCTTATAATACTGAAACGCTTCTTCTCCACATGTTTTAATTTCCAATACAATTTCTTCATCATTAATAACTAAGATGCCGTCTCCATATCCAAAGATTGGAGGATCTTGGTTACTAATTTTAAATTCAGTAGTTGGCTTGCCAGTCTTTTCATCAGTAAATATTTTTGCAATTCCAGAATTCATAATTGCATCTTGGATTCTTCCATGAGATAAAGTTCCATTACTCATATTTGCAGCAGAGAATGGAGTAGTCAGATCATCAAACTCATTGCCATCAAATGCTAGGTACCAATATCTAGCACACTCACCAAAACCATAGGCGATTGTTGATGGAGCAAATGTTTTCTTTTGAACGAACTTTTTATCACGACCTACAAGATATCCTTTTTCAATAGCCTCAATCAAGGATTTAGTATCTATGTGGCTTTCTGCCTTTGTTTGTTTTACCATTACTTGTTGTAGTAAACTTTTAGTCATTATATTCCTTTGTTTAGATAAGTATACACTATCTGGTAATATATTTTAGTGCTGACACTAAATTGTTTACTGATTCTGCTGCAGTATAGTAAATGTTTTTCTTTCCCCTGTTGCTTTTATCAACATTTGCCATCCAAGTTGCCTTTAGTGCTAATTTAGCAGCAATAGCCTGAAGCCTAACAATTTCTAGTGTCGCTACCTGAATTGGAATATCTGGCTTAATAATAAGTTTAGCAATCATAGTGAGTGCAGTCGTAAGGTCTTCATCTTGCATAAACTCTGCTATATCTGCTAAATCGTTTAATTGTTCTAGTGTTGTATTTTCCATTATATTAACCCCTTTTCATATTTTAATTTTAAAACTTTTTGTTTTATGGTCATGCTTTCTATAAATTTATCGTCCAATTGTTTAGTATTATTTGTTTTTTCAGATAATTGACATAATAAAATATCAATATAGTCCTCATCATTAAATATTTTTTTTGATCTCCAGTGAACTTCATGAGTTCCAGAAAAAATAACTGCATCATTATTTTTTAATAAATATTTTTTATTATCTACTAAAATTGGCCAATCAATGTTTCCGTTTAATTGAACATCAAAAGTTAATCTTGCTTGTTTAAAATTAGTATCTGAGTGTGGGTGTAAACATGGAGTTCCATATTTTAATGAGTATCTTGCAAAGGAAATGCTTTCAATCTGCAATGGAACATTTGAAAACTTAGCGGACTGTTTAACAATAAAATCAGATATAGTTTGATCTATTGTTAAGCCAATTGGACCAGATATGTTTGTTTCTTGTCTCCAATATAAAGGAATATACAGTCTTCCATAAAAATCTTGTAGCATAATGTTTTTATTATAATCTAAATCTATATTTTTATACAATAAATTAATTTGATCAGGAGAAAAAACATTTTCAATAATACCATTATTGGTTACAATGTTTTGATTATCAAACATTTTTTTCCTCTACTAACTGTTCTAATATTGCCAACTCAGTTATTGCAAGTCTAACCTTATTTGTACCCTCGCCAATAACAACAATTATGGCTGGGTCATTGTTGTTTTTAATAGCATCTGTAACGGCTTTAGCCCAAACCTTCTGATTAAGAGTAAATGATTTTCCAACCTCTTTAAAATCTACTGTAAAATTGTTCCACGTAGCATCTCCCTTGTGAGTATTTCTGCCACTATTCTTATGCTGCTTAGCACCTATTCTTTTTGACTCAGATCTTTCACTCATCTTCATAATCCTTTTTACCTTTTGGAATAAGGCTAACTTTTGATATGTGTTTTTTACTACACATCCAAGTTAAATCTCTTGTTTCAGTCCACAATCTACAAACAACAACCTCATCATTACATTTTTGACAATAAAACTTTCCTCTATATGTAGAAAAATTTTCAGGCATTTGCTACCTTTAATTTTAATTGTTCTTGTAAGTCTAAGTC